GGCGAGGGCGCCGCTGGTGTTTATGGTGACGCTGTTGACCTTGGCCACATTGGTAGCCGGGCGCGTGATGGTCAGGTCGGTATCGGCGGCGACAGTGTACAGGGTGCCCTGTGACCAGGCGGTAAAGGCGGCGACATCGACAACGTCATTCGATCCGCTGGCGGCAACACTGATCAGGTTGATTCCGGTGGCGACGCCATCGGCGTGAACTTCGGGGGCGATGACGCTGGACATGATTGCCGCGCTGGGATTGAAGGTTTGATGATTGCCAACATCGGTCAGAGCTTCATACGCGACCAGCGTTTGACCGGCTTCGATTTGCACTTTTGCATTGCTTGCGGTTGCCATGAGGTTTCCCTTTCTTTACGGTTGATTAGCTGAGGTTTCGTAGGTGATGGTAAAGGTTGCGTTGACGACCAGCGCCTGTTCTTGATTTTCGGGGTAATCTTCGACCCCGCCTTCGGTGTAAACCGTATCGGTTGCCAGGCCGTTAAACGTTGGGTCGGCCCCTGGTACCACGGTGCGCAGTTCGGCCAGCAGCATTTCGCCCAGGTCAAGGGCGTTGTGCGCACCGAGTAAAACCGCCACGCTAATGGTCACCGGCATGGCAAGAATGTCGTTGCCATAGTCGCGTTCGGCGGTTTCAATGCCGGGCGTAATCACCAGGGCGGGAAGCTCGGTGGGTTTCAGTTGCCTGCGCGCCCAATAAATGCTGGCTTCGGCTTCTGTTCCGGTCGGCAATAGAGCCAGTAGGTTCTGGCAATTTTCGCCGATGGCTTGCAGAATTTGCGCGCGGGTGCTGGTGCTTTCCAGATTGATCATCAGGTTTTTGCCTTCAACAAAATATAGTTGGCTTCGGCTTCAAGACGCGCTTGCAGGGTTTCGTCGTTCTTTTTTTTCAGCGCAATCTGAACTTCATTTTTAGCAAGGGCGTCTTCTATGCGCGGGCCTTCGAGGCGGTGAATATCGTAACGATCAACGCGCACACCGCCAACCTTGGCGCGCCAGAAAACTTGAGGACCCGATCTGATGGCTTTTCCGGTTCGCGTGCGGCGCGGGATCTGAATAAATGATCCGTAGACGATTTTCCTGGAACCAGAGGTTAAAACCTTAACGCTGACGCCCTGTGGTCTTTGTTGTGAGCCAAACTGCAATAGACCAACCGGGCGGCCCTTTGAAAACCAGCGGCCTGAAAGGTTGTTTTTTGTCGACTTGTAAACCTTGAAATTCTTTTTAACCCGCGTTGCTTTCAGGGCGTAATGCTTGCGAACCTGAACCGAGGCTTCGGTATTGATTGCGGTCAGGGTTCGATTGATGGCCCGCGAAACGGCCACCGGAACTTCATCTGCCATCAGCCGGAAATCTCGCCCAAGGGCTGCAATTTGTTGTTGATCAATTTCGACAAACGCGCTCATATCGTTACCAATTCCTGCGTTAACATCAGCGACAATAAGGCCCCGTCGCTGATGGGGTCTTCATAAACGCGGTAAGTTTTTCCGCGCACAACGGCCACATCTCCGGCTGATACGGTGCCGGCATCACTGGCCAGAACTCCGCAGGTTATGGCCTGGCTGTTGATTTGCGGGGTGCGTTCGTTCCAGGCCATAGGGCCGAGACAGATGGCTTTAAGGGTTTGACCATTGAGTACGATATCTTCGCCAATGTCGGCCATGACAAACGCCATATCGGTTTCCGCCAGGGTGTCAAAACTCGTGCTCATACGGCCCAGGCCTCATGCCAGCGGGGGACGTCGGAATCTTGCAGATACTGGCTGTATTTGCTCTCGATGTAGTGCACGTAATCAATCACCTGCTGCCAGTCGGCAACTTTGTTGTTTATTTGGCATTGCGGGTGACGCAGAAAGCGGCTGGCGACTTGCCATGTTTGCCAGAAGCCGGGCGTGCAGCCCTGGCGTTGCCATTGCTGATAATCGGCTGGCAGGCCTTCGGCTTCGCGGGCGAGTTGCAGGGCTTTATTGATGTAGCCTCGCCCGCAGTTGTAGGCGGCCAGAGAAAAGCGCAGGCGCTCTTTGCCGGCGGGGATTTCGGAAAAGGCGCGGTACTGCATGGCCAGGTAACGGATACCGGCGGCCAGGTTGGTGATCGGGTCGAAGGGGTTGTCACAGCCCAGCTCAAACGCGGTGGCGGGCATCAGCTGCATAAGCCCTTTCGCCCCGCAGCGTGAAACGGCATCAACCTGAAAGCTGCTTTCTTTCCAGATTTGCGCTTTGACCCACAGCCAGCCAAAGTCGGTGATGTCTTCGACTATTTCGGGAAAATGGCTGGTGACCAACTGGTGCAGCAGCACGTCGTCGTTGAAAAATTTATCAGCCATGGCGCACCCCTGCAAAGATGATCCAGATATTGAAAACGCGCTTGTCACTCATAATTGAACCCTCGATGGTCGCTATCGAGCAGCTGACCAATTTCGTTTTCAGTGGCTCCGTCACGCACCATTTTCTTGACCAGTGCGACCCGCAACATGCGAATTTCGTTACGCACCGCATTGAGTAGTTTGATCGAATCCAGATCTTTCAGTGTTCGCCCTTTGTTGCAGTGTTCACGGTTGGCGGTGCATGAAGCGCTGAATTCTTCCGCCCAGGCTTTGAACGCATCTTCGGTGACATAGTTGGTGTCAACGGATTTTTTCCACCACTTGCGCACGGCCAGAATAATGACTTCGCGGCCAGCCAGGGCGATGATGATAAAAAGCGCGAGGTTCATGTTGTCGTTCGGCATTTTTTTCCCCGTTTGGTTAAGTAACGTTTGAATTTTTCAAAAACGCTGATCGGGATCAGAAATTTTGAAAAATTCCCCGGCGGCGAGGAGGGAGGGCGCCACCGGGGCATGAGGGTTCAGGATTTGGTGCGACCTCCCCCCTGGGTGGCGGGGAGATCGTCGGTTTTAGTGCCGTTTTTGGCGGCCGTTTTTTTTGGATGATGCCCTTTTTTTTGGATGATGCCTTTTTTTGCGGCACTGATGGCTTTGGCATCGGCCAGGCTGATGTGCCGGGGGATGGAAAAGCGCAGACCTTCGGCGAGGTAACGCCCCCGGCTGTCGTAGGTTCCGCAGGTGATGAGCAGACTATCAGCCATTGAGCTTGACCTGTACGGTAGTGGTAGCGGTTGCCGAAGCGGCGGTGGCGTAGCCCGCCAGGGTTTGCGCGGTGGCGGTTTTGTCGAGCTCGCCGCTGGTGGCGTCGCAATAGAGCAGATCACCTTGTTCGACGGCCAGGGAGGCTTCTTTGGGGACTTCAAAAACGCCGGAGACGGCAACGGCCCCGCTGGTACCGTTGGCAATAGCGACACTGGCGACGCCAACGCGCTGCCCGATGATGACCAGGTCACCCGCGGCAATGGCGCTGCCGGTGGCGTTGGTATAAGTGAGGGTGTTGCCCTCTTGGATAAAGTTTGTAGACATGGTCTTTTCTCCTTTTTTTCGTATGGGGTGAGGCGGGCTAAGTTTTCAGCCCGCCTGGATCATTGCTTAGGCACCGGCGTTTTTGACCAGGGCTTTCCAACTGAGGGCTTTGGCCCCGGCATCGATGCGGGTTTTGAATTCAACCCCGTCGATAGTCCAACCGTCGCGGGTTTCGAGGTAAGGCACGCGATTACCGGCCAGGAAAAAGACCTTGACGGTTTTGCCTTTAGGCCCGGCGAAGTAGTAGGCGGTGGCGCTATCGTCGTCGAGGCGGGCGTCGAAAACGCGCTCGAAGCGGCTACCGGCATAGGGGTTGGCTTGCTGGCTGCCGGTGGTGACGTCGAGCATTTGGCTGCCGAAGAAAATTTCGGCGCTACCTTGCAGGGCCTTGGGCAAGAGGACATAGCGCGGGTTGATGTTGAGACGGCGCTTATCGCCGATGTCTTTTTGCAGGCCCATCTTTTTAATGGCTTCGGCAACGGTGGTGGCAGAGAGTGCGCCGCCGGTGCCGAGGTTGGCATGGGTGGAATGGAACAGGGCCACGCCGTCGCCCATGGCGCTGTTGGCGGTGAGTACGGCATAAACCAGGTCGCCGACTTTGCGCGCGGCGGCTTCACCCCGGCGGGCAAAGGCATCGGTGATGGCGCCCATGTCGTCATTGATGAGGGCCTGGCGGGTGATTTTGTTGAGCTTGCCGTACGTGGCGATTTTGAAGCTTTCGCTTTGCTCGGCCAGACTGCCGTATTTGTATTCGTCGTCTTCGCCGATTTCGTCGAGATCGTCGGTTTCCCCGGCGCGGGCCAGGGTGTGGGTTTTGAAATCACTGACGCTACCCGAACCATCGGCCCAGGTTTCCCAGGTTTCTTCGGTGCTTTCCCAGCCGGTGAGCATGGCGAGGTTGGCGGTGTTGCCGAGTAGCACGGGGAAATCGGAACTGGTGAGGGCACGGCCAACCATTTGCATGGCATCGCCGTTGGTGGGCTGACCGGCCAGGCGTAAGGACTCGCGGGCCAGTTCGCACAGGGTGTAACCGCGCAGATCTTGACTTCCCGCAGCGAGCTTGGCGGGATCGTGGCGCAGCCCGGCGCGCAGGATGAGGGCGCCTTCGGCGGCGGCACGAAACTTGTCGCGCTCGTCGGCGATGACGGCGCTGCCACGATGGGCGACAGCCGGAGCGGCCTTCATGTGCTTGGCCATGACGGCGGCGCGGGCGGCTTCAATGGGTTTGTTGCCGTCGATCAGCTCGCGGGCGAGATCGGCAAAGCCGTAAAAATCGCACATGCTTCGGATTTCTTCGCGGCGGGCGATTTCGGTGCGGGTTTGCTCATCGGCCATGCGTTTGACGTCGGCTTCGGTGAGGCTGCGGGTTTGCTCTGGAACTTCGGCTTTTGCGGGGGCGGTGGTTTGATTGTCGCCACGGCCCGTGTCGGTTTTTTCTTCTGACATGGTGCGGATCTCCTTTTCAGGGGTTTGGGGGGGCTGCGTGGCAGCGGCAAGTGATCGTGCTTTGGCAAATTCGTCGGCGCCGATGGGACAGGTAGAGAGCTCGCGGACTTTCCACCGGGTGGCGACTTTTAAGGGGCCAGCGTATGTGCGGCCCTGGATGAGTTGAGATTGACCCGCGGGGATATGCGTTGATTCGAGGACGCGATACCCGATGCTGTAATCGGTAAGGTGGCCTTGCCGGGTTTTGTTCCAGGCGGCTTCGGCGGTGGGGTCACCGTCGGCATAATGGGCGCGGCCGACCAGCTCGCTATTTTCAACCCGCAGGGCGCGGCAGCTGCCGAGGACGCTGGAAACGTCGCCGCGATAGTGGGTATCGAGCAGAGGGATTTGACGCGATTCTGGCAACTGGCACCCGCTCATGAGCAAAATTTCCGGGATGATTTCTCCGCGTTCCCAATCAAAAACATCAACCGGGTTTTCGGTG